AGTTTCCGAAGCCAAAGAAGAGGAAGAAGAAGTCGAAGAAGAAGAAGAATCTGACGAAGATGAGGAAGAAGTTTCCGAATCTGCTGAAGATGAAGAAGAATCCGATGAAGTCGAGGAAGAAGAAGAAGAGTCTGACGAAGATGAAGAAGAAGTTGAATTGCCAGAAGTTAAAACCAAAGCAGGTATTCTTGCTGCAAGTTTTGACGCTCTTAAAGGCATGAAAAAGTCAAATCTAGTTGCTGCGTATGAAGCAATTAACATGACTGAGGACGAAGAAGACGAAGTTGAAGTTCCTAAGACTAAAGCTGACATCATTAATGCAATGTATGGTCAACTTAAGGCGATGAAGAAAGACGACATCACAGCTTCTTACAAATCAATCATGGCATCGCACTGTAGCGCGAAAAACGAAGAAACTGAAGCAGATTCATTTGCATCAGATTTGAAAGTTCTCGCTGAAGCAGATCAAGGATTGACCGAAGACTTCAAAGCTAAAGCTTCTATCTTGTTTGAAGCTGCTGTCGCAGATAAAGTAAATAGTATCCAAGAAGAACTTGAATCTCAGTACACTGAAGATCTACAAGAAGAAGTAACTTACGTTCGTGAGTCACTTGTTGAGAAGATCGATGATTACTTGAGTTTCGTAGTTGAATCTTGGATCGAAGAAAATCAGGAGTTTGTTGATAACAAACTGCGCACTGAGATTACAGAAAACTTCATGACTGCACTGCAAGGTGTATTCACTGAACACTATATTGAAGTTCCTGCCTCTAAAGTTGATCTTGTAGATGAACTTTCAGAAGAAGTTGCTGAAGTAAAAGAATCTCTAGCAAATGCTGAAGCCGAAAAGAGTGAGCTTGCAAGTCAAGTTGTAACTCTTCAACGTGAAAAGATCATTAGCGAAGCGTCCACTGATTTAGCATCAACCGAAGCTGGTAAACTTTCTTCACTTGTTGAAGATACCGAATTCGTAGATGCTGATACTTTTAGTGCTAAGGTAGCAACTATCAAAGAAGGATTCTTTAAAGAGTCAAAACAATCTGAAGAACTTGTAGAATCTCAAGATTCAACAGTAAAAGAAACACAAACAATCGTAGAAGGTGCGGTAGATCCACAAGCTAAACTCCCTAAGGATATGGCTAAGTATGTACAACACCTTTCACGTTTCAAATAAACCCAAATTAACATAACATTCTAACAACAAAAAAAGGAATTAATTAAAATGTTTAACGCAGAAAAAGAAATGAAAAAATGGGCTCCAGTGCTTGAACACACTGACGAAGCTCCTATCACAGACAGCTACAAGAAGGCTGTAACAGCTAAGCTCCTCGAGAACACTGAAACTGCTCTTAAGGAACAAGCCGTTGCATCTAACTTTGGCTCTCTTCAAGAAGCAGATGGTAACGTAAATACAGGTTCGATTACTACTTTCGATCCAGTACTTATCTCTCTTGTACGCCGTGCAATGCCTAACCTTATTGCTTATGACGTAGCAGGTGTCCAGCCAATGTCTGGTCCTACTGGTCTTGCTTTCGCAATGAAAGCACGTTATGGTAATGGTAATGCTTTCGATCAGGACAGCCCAGTTGCTGGCCAACCTGAAGCTCTCTTCAACGAAGCTGACACAGACTTCTCTGGTGACGGTACACATGCTGGTGGGTTGTTTGACTCGCCTGAGTCTGGTATCACAACTGGTACAGGTGAAGCTACTCTTGGTGCTGAAACATCTAGTATCGGTGCTGAAATGGGATTCACGATTGACAAGTCAGTTGTTACAGCTAAGACTCGTCAGTTGAAAGCTGAATACACCATGGAACTTGCGCAAGATCTCAAAGCAGTACACGGCCTTGATGCTGAGTCTGAATTGGCTAACATCTTGTCTGGTGAGATCCTTGCTGAAATCAATCGTGAAGTTATCCGCTCCATGGTTGTTACTGGTAAGCGTGGCGGAGTTGGTGCTACTGAAGCATTTGACTTGGTAGCTGATGCAGACGGCCGTTGGGCAGTCGAGAAGTTCCAGTCTCTTATCTTCCAAATCGAACAGGAAGCTAATGAGATTGCACTCGAGACACGTCGTGGAAAAGGTAACTTTGTTATCGCTTCTTCTAACGTAGCTTCTGCTCTCGCAGCAAGTGGTAAACTTACCTTCGGTGGTTCTGAAGGTCTTAACGTAGATGCAGCTGGTAACACATTTGCTGGTACTCTTAACGGACGCCTTAAAGTCTATGTAGATCCATATGCTACTGCAGATTACGTAACAGTTGGTTATAAGGGCGACAGCGCTTATGATGCTGGTCTCTTCTACTGCCCATACGTACCACTCACAATGGTCCGTGCAGTTGGCGAAAATAGCTTCCAACCGAAAATTGCTTTCAAGACACGTTATGGTCTTGTAGCGAATCCTATCACTGGAACAGTTGATGGTATCGGTGCTGCTAAGTCTAATCCTTACTACCGTACATTCCGCGTTAAGAACATTAACGTTGGTGGACAAAGCTAAGTTAGATCTTAACTAACAACACATTTAAAGGGGAGTTCTTCGGAGCTCCTCTTTTTTTGCGTTATAAATAGATATATGAGCGGAACAAACCTAACATCTAATATTAACATGCTTTCTCCTACAGGGTTTAAGCTTACGATCAATCGTGAAAAGTTTGCGAATACCGAATTTTTCATAACCAGTTTTGGTATACCTTCTGTCACTTCAGGTGAAGTTCAAACTAACTTTCGTAATCGAATTGGATATACTCCAGGCGAGGCAATTACATTTGATACGCTATCGCTTAGGTTTGCAATTGATGAAGATATGACAAACTATACAGAAATGTTTAACTGGATGAAATCAAATACCGATACTACTGAACGGCACGATATGATATTGTCAGTCATGTCAAGTCATAACAACGTAAACAAGCAGTTTCAGTTTAAAGAATCGTTTCCTACGTCGTTAAGTGGTGTTGAATTCAATTCGCAATCGTCTGATGTTACATACTTACAAGCAGATGTTACTTTTAGATACAATGAATTTGCTATAATTAAATAACTATAAATAAATTTATATTATGATTAACTTGGAACAGATCCTAGAGATGTGGAAGAAGGATGCAGTCATTGATGATGTATGCCTTGACGATGAGACTATAAAGTCTTCTAAATTACATGCCAAATACCTTGAACTTTTTTCAATGGCTAAGCTTATGCTAAAGAAAAAGGAAATGGAACAAGAATCCATGAAAAAGGATAAGTGGCTTTATTATAATGGTAAGATGTCACAGCAAGATATGGACAACCGTAAATGGAAGTACGATCCATTCGATGGTATGACTAAACCTTTGAAGAGCGACATGGAAATGTATTATTGCACTGATGAAGATATGGTGCGTATTCGTGCACAAATCGATTATCAGAAAACAATTATTGATACTCTTGAAGAAATCATGGGTAATATCAGATGGAGACACACACACGTCAAGAACATTCTTGACTTTAAGAAGTTTACCTCTGGCATGTAATGATTAGCGCTAGTAAAAAGGACGAAGCAAAAGTAATACTGCGATCTGATGATAGTGGTGTACTAATGGAGCTTGGTGAATATTTTACGTTTTATGCAGAAGGCTATAAGTTTATGCCTGCTTATAGAAATAAGTTGTGGGACGGAAAGATTCGATTATACGATTCAAGATCACAGACTATTCCTTATGGTCTGATGAAGCGAGTAGCAGAATTTTGTTATGAACGAGGATACGAGCTTAACGTAGATGGTTCTTTAAAACATGAGATTGATGAAAAAGATATATTAAAAGAGTTTATCGATAAACTACCTATTAGCATTAAAGGTAAAATGATCAATCCAAGAGATTATCAGTTAGATGCTTTTATACACGCTGCGCAAAGTAGCAGGTGTATTTTAATATCTCCTACAGGATCTGGTAAATCTCTTATCATTTATATGCTTATGAGATATTTTCTCGAAACTGATGTTGATTTTAAAGCGTTAGTTGTTGTACCTACTACATCGTTAGTAGAGCAAATGTATAAAGACTTTGCTGATTACTCAGGAGAAGACGATACGTTTGATGTAGAAGAAGATGTTCATAGAATTTATTCAGGAAAAGAAAAGCTTAATTTCGAACAATCTGTAGTAATTACTACATGGCAAAGTGCTATTCGTTTACCTCCGAATTGGTTTAAGCAATATGGCTTTGTTGTAGGTGACGAAGCACACACGTTTAAAGCTAAAAGCTTAACTACGATTATGAATCGTTTAACAGAAGCGCATACTCGCATCGGTACTACTGGTACGCTTGATGGTGCTGTTTCAAATCAAATGACACTTGAAGGAAACTTCGGTCCTGTACATAAGGTGACGACTACAAAGGAGCTTATTGACTCTGACACTTTAGCTCAACTTACAGTGCAGTGCTTAGTATTAAAATATCCTGATGAAGAACGCAAACTTTGTAAAGGATTAAAGTACCAAGACGAAATAGATCATATAGTAAGTCATGAAAAAAGAAATAGGTTTATAGTTAACCTTACATGTGATCAGCAAGGTAACTCTTTAGTATTGTATAATTTAGTTCAAAAGCACGGCAAGCCTTTATATAACATGTTTACAGAAAAACTAAAAGGAACTGGCCGTAAAGTGTTCTTTGTATCTGGTGCAGTAAACGCTGAAGAACGAGGAAGAATTCGCGAGATTACTGAAAAAGAAAAGAACGCTATTATTGTTGCGAGTGTAGGTACCTTTAGCACAGGTATAAATATAATTAATCTACACAACATAATGTTTGCTTCACCTACAAAATCACA